TATCCAATAACTCAGGAGCAGTGGACAATGGCAGCTAAAGCACCGGATAAGCAGGCGATACTCACGGGTAAGCAGAGGCACTTTGCGCAGTGCGTAGCAGGTGGTATGACGCAATCCGATGCGTACCGAGAAGCCTATGACGTAGGGAAGAACACGAAGCCAGCCACCATTCACGTGAAGTCAAGCGCGCTAATGGCAGAGAGTAAGATAAGAGCTAGGGTCGATGCGTTGGTGTCTATGAGAGACAAGGCTTTTATACGATCACACACGGATATGAAGACGAAAGTTCTCACGAAGCTCGAAGAGTTCATGAACACTGCTGATCCTACGGATAACGTACGCCTGAGGGCAACGGAGTTGCTAGGGAAGAGTGTTGGCCTGTTCAAAGAGGTGATCGAGGATTCACGTAATCAACTTCGTACGTCTGATGAGATTGAGGAGCCGCCCCCCCCTGACGTGCGTTACATGCGGGCTTATATATATTAGTAACCCACGACCATAATTGCACTCTTTTCCACTGTTTTTTTTCCCCAAAAATTATGCTATAAAAAAAGTATACATGGTAACCTGTTGATTTCACTGGATTACAATTGATTTGGTACATTATTTATGTACTTGGGGCCAGTAATGGTGCCCCTGAACCCTTGATTTTACTGGGAAGTAGCTATGGCACGTTGATTGCATATACAGGGTATACAGGAGATACCCATGTCACATATCAAGAACGTCATACTTTTCCTTCTGGCCCCATTTATTGGGCTGGCTTACCTATTTGCCCTTCCCTTCGTTGGTTTCTGGATGGTCCTGAGGTTGTCTGTGAAGCGTGTGGTTCGATAATTCCCTGATTTGTAAAGTCCTGCTTTACATATAGGCGTCTTATTGAACTGTGGGCTTGCAGATGGTCGTTAGGGCACACTTTTCACGGGATAACTGTGGTTTTAGGGGTGTCTTTTGGCGGAATGTGTGTTATAGGCACCATCTTAACCTGTAACCCTATATAATCTGCACCTTAAAACCCTAGGTTTGGTGCGTTATGGTGGTCCCGTTCGGGTGTATTCCGGCTGATTTGGGGCTAATTTGGGGCTATTGTCCTGTACGGGGAGTACACATTCCCAGAATGGGTACGATCATACCTTTGGTCTGTACATTATTAATGAACGCGGTCGAATCGCGTATGTTGCGGTCATAAATCTCCAGATACTGTTGCAAAATGGAAGTTACGCTTCCGATTTGCGACTATGAGGGTAAATGGATATTTACGGGTGGGTAATCGGATATCTCCTTACAATTCAGGCACTTACATTTACACCTCTTCTACAGCCCTTACTGGGCCTCATTCCCGAAATAAACGTGTTTTTTACCCCCGGAATTTTCAATTGGCCCGAGTTTTTAGAGGTCATGGGCTATAATCTTTTCGGCAAATTACCGGGTCAAGCCCCTAATACACGAAGTTGAATACACGAACTGTACTTCGTATATCGGGGGTCTTTTTCTGAACAATAGTCATAAGTATCATAGGCTTAGAGGCAAAAAAGGGTCGTAGAAGTCACTGGTTAATAATTGACCACTGATTAATTTGAGGGCTTTCAGGAACTTAGCGAAAATAGGGTTCCCGCAGAGGCTGTCAATAGGGTATAATTACCATAATCGAGACGAAGCTCCGCCAGAAGACACAGGGGTCGTCCAGAAACGGGACCGACTTCGGCCTTACCTTGAAGGACGGCCTACAGACACAACGAGTCCCAGTTCACCGACAACGAGTACCTTCTTCGCTTCCACAGGAAAGGAGGCTCGCTATTTGCCTGAGGAAAATAAATGGCTTCACCGCTTATTACTCCAGCCCAGATGGGCCAGCTGTCTACACCAGATAAGCAGGACCTGTTGAAAGTTCTAGGGGAGCTGGAGGAAGCCAAAATGGTGGAGGCTGCTCGTGCGACCATGGGTGGCTACACCAAGTACATGTGGCCCGGATTCATTGAGGGTCGCCATCACAAGATTATGGATGAGGCGTTCGACAGGATCATTTCAGGTGACCTGAAGCGCCTCATTATTAATATGGGGCCTAGGCACACCAAGTCTGAAAAGGCGTCGTGGTTGCTCCCCAGTAAGTTTCTGGGGCATTTCCCAGAGAAGAAGATCATTCAGACCTCCCACACCGCGGAGTTTGCCACGGGGTTTGGCCGGAAGGTTCGTAACACCGTAGCACAACCGGATTACCAGAAAGTATTTCCGGGCACCAACCTCAGGGCCGATTCAAAGGCCGCTGGACGTTGGCAGACCTCAGAAGGTGGTGATTACTTCGCCATTGGTGTTGGAGGAGCGGTAGCCGGTAAGGGCGCTGATCTGTTGATAATTGACGATCCGCACTCCGAGCAGGACTACATAGCCGCCACAGGCGGGGATGCCTCGTCGTTTGACAAGGTGTTTGAATGGTACCAGACAGGACCGCGCCAGAGGCTACAGCCCGGTGCAGCCATCGTCATTGTAATGACTCGGTGGCATATGAGAGATTTGACCGGCCAGCTCATCAAGAGGATGGCCAGTGAAGCCAAGGAGCAGTGGGAACTGATTGAGTTCCCCGCGTTAATGCCGGATACAGATAAACCGCTATGGCCGGAGTTCTGGTCATACGAAGAACTGTCCGCCACTCGCGCTGAGTTGTCTCCGCAGCAATGGAGCGCCCAGTACCTGCAGAACCCTACCTCAGAGGCTGGGGCACTCGTCAAGCGCGAGTGGTGGCAGATTTGGCAGAAGCGGGACCCACCTGATTGTGAATTTATCATTCAGACATGGGATACCGCCTACACCAAGAAAGCGCAGGCTGATTACAGCGCCTGCACTACTTGGGGCATCTTCTACCTCGATGACGAGGACACAGGGGTCCCCAAGGCCAATATCATCCTGCTGGATGCGCACCGAGAACGGATGGAGTTTCCAACCCTGAAGGTCAGGGCGATGGAAAAGTACAAGGAATACCAGCCCGACGCCTTCATCATTGAAGCCAAGGCAAGTGGCCTGCCGCTCATATTCGAGCTTAGGGCCATGGGCATACCAGTTTCTGACTTTACGCCAGTCAGGGGGACCAGAGCGGCTCCTAACGACAAGATAGCCCGGGTGAATGGGATAACAGACCTGTTCGCCTCCGGAGTTGTCTGGGCACCGGATACTCGCTGGGCCGAAGACGTCGTCGAAGAGTTTGCGGCGTTCCCGAGTGGCGATCATGATGATTACGTGGATTCGGGCACAATGGCCCTCACCCGCTACCGGACTGGTGGATTCATCAGGCTGGAGACAGATGAGGACGACATACCCCTCAAACGCAAGACGGCAGCATACTACTGATGATGGGACACAAAGGTGGAATGAAAGGTGGGTTCGAGTACGACGCGTTAACAGGCTGGCGCAGGGTTCTTTGCTACATGCAGAAGCCCGGAGTCGCCAAGGCCGCCAAAGCGAAATACAACCGACGCATGCGACGCCTCGCACGCGCACAGATAAATAAGGAACGCACGCGATGAATGTAAACTTAGGAACCGCGGGAATGAACAAAGAGATCATGGAAGAAATGGTCTTCGATCCGCTTGGCCAAACCCCCACAGCCGCTACCAAGGGCAACTTCGGGGCAGCCACCACGAACACCGTGCAGACGAGTGGCGTATGCCCTCATTGTTGGCACTGCCCGCATTGTGGCTCTACCGAGCACCCGCAGTACGCGCGGCCATGGCCGAACTATCCACAACCATATGTTGGTGACATGCCGGGATGGTTCGGTGGTAGCAGCGGTATGGCGATTTGGTAGCGGTATAGCATGAACCGCAGCGGTATGACAAAACAGATTAAGGACGCTCCGGCCAGCCGGGGCACCACGAACAAGAGGAACATGAAGATGGGCGGAATCCTAAAGAAAATTGCAAAGGGGCCAAAGGCTCTGCATAAGCTCAGCCCCGTAGCCTCAGTGCTCGGTGCCCTGAAGCATGGCGGAAGCCCCCTGAAGGCCGCTCTTGACCCGGCTGGCCTGATCCACAAGAAGAACGTCACCAGCAAGAAGGCTGCTGACAAGAAAGAATACAACAGCCCTGAGGCGACGAAGAAGCGGAGAACCATGGGGAACTACAAGGCCGCAGGCTTTGCTCCCCCACAGGGTATGAAGAAGGGCGGACAGGTCCATTGCAGGGGCGCTGGATGCGCCACCCGCGGTACTCGCTTCGGCGGAAAGGATTAGACTATGCCCGGACCATGGGACAACCAGTACGCCGAGGCTCCAATGCCTATGGCACCCAATCCACTCGCGCAAGCCGTTAACGACGGCCCAGAGTATACCGAGGATGACATAACCGTAATTCCCGACGAGGACGGCGGTGTCACCCTCGAATACGGGAGCCAAGACGAGCAGCTTGACGTGCCGTTTGGCTCGAATCTTGCCGAGGTCATGGAAGAGAATGACCTGCAGGAGCTGGCATCTGAGCTGGTTGACGCCTTTGAGTCTGACCGCAGCTCCCGCGAGAAGTGGGAAAAATCATATATCAAGGGTCTGGACCTATTAGGACTCACCTTTGAGGACCGAACCATCCCGTGGGATGGAGCCTGCGGGGTGTTTCACCCCATGCTGTCTGAGGCGGTGGTTAGATTTCAGGCACAGACCATACAAGAGGTTTTCCCGGCCAAGGGGCCAGCGAAGACCAAAATCGTTGGTAAGGTAACCGACGAACGCACCGCGCAGGCAGCGCGGGTCGAGGGCTACCTGAACCATCTCACGACCAAGGAGATGTCAGAGTACCGCAACGAAACTGAGAAGATGCTGTTCAGCCTGCCTATCGCTGGCAGCGCCTTCCGGAAGGTTTACTTCGATCCTAGTCTCGGGCGCATCTCAGCAATGTTTGTGCCAGCAGAAGATTTCGTCGTGAACTACGGCACGTCCGACCTCACCACCACCCCGCGCGCGACGCATATAATGAAGAGGACTCCCAATCAGGTCCGCAAGATGCAGGTCGGTGGCTTCTATCTGGACGAGGAACTTGACGACCCGAAAGACGAGACGTCACCGATCCAGAAGAAATACAACGAGTTGATGGGAGAGGATGATACATTTGACTTCGATGACCAGCACACGCTGCTTGAAATGCAGGTGGAGTTGGACCTCGAAGGGTTTGAGGACCCGGACGGCATAGAATTGCCGTACGTCGTAACGATTGATAAGTCGTCTCAGACGGTACTTGCGATTTACCGCAACTACATTGAGGACGATGAAAAGAGACTGAAGCGGGAACATTTCGTTCATTATCAATACCTTCCGGGCCTAGGGTTCTACGGGTTCGGTTTGGTTCACATGATTGGCGGCCTGTCCAAGTCTGCAACCTCTCTGCTCCGTCAGCTTATAGACGCTGGCACACTGGCCAATCTCCCCGGCGGACTGAAGGCGCGCGGGTTGAGAATCAAGGGTGATGATTCACCTATCATGCCC